ACCGCACAGATTTTCCGCGCTGTTAAAACCGGCGACGGTTCTTGGTCTCTCTACCGTATCGGCTAATCCTCCCCAACTTGCCCCGCGCTTCGGTGCGGGGCATTTTTCAAAGGTGTTAAATGCACATTTACCTTCGCCATCCAGACCACGGCACTAAAGTTGCTATTTCTGATGCTGAAGCAGATGACGATGAGAAGAACGGTTGGTTTCGTTTTGACGTTGACAAACGTGACGAACCTAACGATAATCAGCCATCCAATGATCTTGAGACGCGCCGCCGTCGCAAGCAATCTTCGTAAGGATTAGCATGACAACGGCTGGCGAGCAGATTAACGGTGCACTACGCTTAATCGGCCAGCTTGCCGAAGGCGAAACGCCGTCCGCTGCCACGTCCCAAGACGCATTGTCAGCGCTTAATCAGATGATTGACTCTTGGAACACCGAACGGCTTTCGGTGTTCTCCACGCAAGACCAAGTGTTTATGTGGCCGCCTAACGTGCTGCATCGCACGCTTGGCCCTACCGGCGACTTTGTGGGCAACCGCCCAATCTTGCTGGATGACTCTACTTATTTTATCGACCCTGCTTCGGGCATTTCCTACGGCATCAAGATCATCAACCAGCAGCAGTATGACGGGATTGCGGTTAAGACCGTAACCAGCACATACCCCCAGGTGATCTGGATCAACATGGACTACCCAGACATTGACATGTATGTCTATCCCAAGCCTACCAAAGTGCTTGAATGGCATTTCATTTCGGTTACGGAACTAACTCAACCCGCGACGTTGACAACCACGCTGTCATTCCCGCCGGGCTATCTTCGTGCTTTCAGGTACAACCTGGCTTGCGAAATTGCCGCTGAATTTGGCGTCGAGCCTTCGCCGCAAGTCAAACGTATCGCCATGACATCCAAACGCAACTTGAAGCGCATCAACAACCCTGACGACATTATGAGCATCCCATACGCTATCGTCAGCACCCGCCAGCGGTTCAACATTTTTGCAGGGAACTTCTAATATGGCCAATGTTGCAATTTCCGCTTTGCCGGTTGCCACCTCCGCTGCTACAACGGACTTACTTCCGATTGTGCAAGGCGGCACGACCAAGCAGCTTACAAATGCGTTGCTGTTTACCGGCCCAACTATCGTAACCGGCACAACTGCTACAACGCCTACCGCAGCATATTCGTTGGTTAACAAGCAGTATGTAGACGCCGCCGTAAATGGCCTAAACGCTCAGGTGCCTTGCAATTATGGCAGCGCCGCCGCTTTGACGGCTACATACTCCAACGGTTCTTCGGGCGTCGGCGCCACGCTTACGGCGTCGGCTAACGGTGTGTTTACCGTTGACGGCGCCACCCCCGCCGTTGCGCAACGCATCCTTATTAAAGACCAAGCCGTTGCGGCACAAAACGGTGCGTACACGGTTACAAACGCAGGGTCGGTGAGCACCGCATGGGTGTTGACCCGCGCAACGGATTACGATACGTCCGCTGAAATGAACGCTGGCGACGGTTTTTATGTTAGCAGCGGGTCTACATTGGCTAACACTTTGTGGGTACAATCAACCCCCGCGCCTATCGTAGTGGGTACTGATAGCCTTGTGTTCACGCAATTTGCTAACGCATCTTTTGGCAAACCCATCATCGCCGCGATGATTTTCGGAGGTAGTTTCTAATGACCGCGCCCAATCAAGCTAATCCTAAATCAATCGTAGGCAAAGTTGCCGTGCTGGCAGTTCCTACGTCGGCTACGGCCCTTGTGTCAAACGCTGCGGCGTCTAACACTCTTGTAAAAATAAACGCGCTCTATGTGGGTAACATAGACACCGCCGCATCTTACAAAATTACGGTTGACGTTTTTCGGGCCTCAACGGCGTATAACATCTTGTACCAAGTTTCCATCCCCGCTGGCGCGGGGCTTGATGTTATTTCTAAATACATCAATCTTGAAGAAGGTGACAGCTTGCGGCTGACTGCGGACACTGTAAGCAAACTTCAGGCAGTAGCATCTTACGAGGTCATCAGCTAATGCGTAAAGGCAACGGCGGCATTATTGGGCCACAAAACCGCACGACGCTTGCAGCGGCGCCCGGCATTTGGTCTATGGACGAACAGCAACAATCGTTGGGCGCGCGTAATTGGCCGGGCACGCCTGCCAACACTGTCCCTAATGCGCCTAGCTTTGCTAATTCTTCTGTGTTCACCGCTTCAATAAGCAGTAACGTTATGACCGTTACGGCAATAACTAGCGGCACTTTAGCCGCAGGGCAAATTATTACAGACACCGACGTATTGCCTTACACTACCATTACGTCTCAATTAACTGGGACGGCAGGGTCTACCGGAACTTATAGAGTGTCGCTTGCGCAAACTGTAGCGGCAACCGAATTAACAGCCACGCTTTCTATAGCTTCTACCGTTACAGCAACATCATCGGTAGTAATTCCCTACACAGTAGGGTTTAACGGCGGGACGCCTATTACCGGCGTCACCGCGCAAATTTATAGCGGGTCAACGTTAGTAAAAACGGTGACGGGCACGTCTTCTCCGTTAACGGCGACCTTAGTGCCTAATAGCACTGTTTATACAGCAGCACTTTACGCAACTAATGCGGTGGGTAACAGCTCATCGAGCATCGGTCCGTATTTCAAAACACCATCAGTTCCAGCCGCGCCCACAATTGGGGCGGCAACAGCAACTGGTCCAACAAGCGCAACGGTAGCTTTTACAGCACCTACAAACAACAACGGAAACACAATCACAACTTTTACGGCCACATCTTCTCCCGGAGGCTTTACAGGGACAAGTTCAACCTCGCCAATTACAGTTACGGGATTGTCACCGTCTACTTCATATACGTTCACCGTATATGCGACAAACACTGTCGGAAACAGCGCATCTTCAGCAGCGTCTAATAGCATTACAACGACAGCAGGCGCAACTAAACTTCTGCTTGTTGCTGGTGGTGGTTCTGGTGGTCTTGGTTACACCGGCGGCGCAACATCAGGCGGTGGTGGTGGTGGTGGTGGCGGTATTATTTATGACACCAATGTCGCGTTAACCCCCGGCACTACTTACTCGTTTGTTATTGGTGCTGGCGGGGCTTCACTTGCGGGTACCACGGCTCTTTATACTGGCCGCAGTGGAGCCGTTACAACTGTTAATTATGGCCCTTACAACGCTGCTTTTAGCGCTTCAATTGCCGCAACTACTATGACTGTTACCGCCGTATCCAGCGGCACGTTGGCAGTTGGTCAGCTTATTACAGGAGGCACTGTTGCTGCGTTTACAAGAATTACGGCTTTAGGAACGGGGACTGGCGGTGTAGGCACATACACGGTATCAGTCAATCAAACTGTTTCGTTAACAAGTTTGGCCGGTAACGCAGCAATAGGTGGTGGTGGTGGTGGCACTAATGGCAATGGTTCAGGAAGAACAGGTGGTTCTGGTGGTGGTGCAGGGCCGGGTGGGAATGTCGGAGCAGGTACATTAAATCAAGGTAACAATGGTGGTGGTTCGGGATTCAGTGATGCAGGTGGTGGGGGTGGTGGTGCAGGAGGTGCTGGTGGTGGTGCTACTAATAAAGATGCTAATGGAAACCTGCTTGTAAAAATATCTGGTCCTATAATTATTAGGTTTAATTATTACACTAAAGGCGGGGATGGTGGGCCAGGTTATACTAGTTCTATTACTGGTCAGGTGTATAGCGGCGGTGGTGGCGGTGCTTCTTACACGAGTGGTAGTTCAAATGGCTTCACTAATGGAGTCCCTGGTTCTGGTGGTGCTGGCGGTTCTGGCGGCGGTGGTCTTGGTGCTGCTGGTGGTTACAGTGTGAATAGAGGTGGTGATGCAACTTATTATGGCGGCGGTGGTGGTGCCGGTGGTCGTAACTTTGGCGCTGGTGCCAGTGGATTTCAAGGTATTGTAATTATAGCAGTATCAAATAATATTAATAATCCTGCCGGTTTAATTGCATCTGTATATGATTCAAATAACGTAAATATAGCAAATACAGATGGTAACTGGGCATATAGTAGAGTGGATAATGCTAATACAAGTAACTATAGTAATGTGACTTCTGCATTAACATATAATTCAAGTGTCTCTTAAAACGCTTTGGTATAAAATGAATAAATTTATGTAGTTAAAAATGGTACCCCATAATGACGTGTCAAATAAGGTGGAAAAATAATGATATAACCTTTTTCATTTTCAAATATCATGATAAAGAAAATAGTATAAATATTTTAATTCTGTATTGGGTGTTTTAAATGAGAAAAGTATAAAAAAGTATAAAATGTATCCA